AGATTCATTACATTGGTAATGCAATGCCACACAACTATGCAGACGCATGGGATGACGATCGTGGTATGATGATTCTTGATAGAGAAAACAATAAAGAACCCGAGTTTATTAACTGGACTGATTGTCCGAAATATCGTACCGTGAAACTTAGTCAGTTACTTGATCCAGATTCTTCTATTATTAAAAGTAAGATGTATCTTAGAGTTACAATTGACTTGCCTATTAGTTATGAAGAAGCAAGTTTTATAAAAGAAACATTTATCAACGAGCACGGTTGCCGAGAAATTAGTTTAATAACACAACAACAAATCGAAGAAATGTCTACCGAGCTTGACATTCAGCAGTTTGAAAGTGTAGACCAAATTGTTGCTGGAGAGATTTCAGCACTTGACACTGACAACTATAATAAGAAAACTCTATTGGATATCTATAACGAGCTATGATACAACTTAAAGATCTTACCGTAAAGAATTTTATGAGTGTGGGTAATCAAACTCAGGCTGTCGACTTTAATAAAGAGCAACTTACACTTGTGCTAGGTGAAAACCTAGACCAAGGTGGTGACGATACCGGAAGTCGTAATGGTACAGGTAAAACTACTATCATTAATGCACTTTCGTATGCTTTGTACGGCACAGCACTTACTAATATTAAACGTAATAACTTAATCAACAAGACAAACTCTAAGGGTATGTTGGTTACGTTACACTTCGAAAAGAACAATATTGATTACAGGATTGAACGTGGGCGTAGTCCTAATGTTATGAAGTTCTATATCAATGACCAAGAACGACAAATGGTTGACGAGTCGCAAGGCGACAGTAGACAAACACAAAAAGACATCGATAGTTTGTTAGATATGAGTCACGATATGTTTAAGCATATTGTTGCATTAAACACTTATACCGAACCGTTTTTAGCAATGCGTACAAACGATCAACGTGCGATTATTGAACAATTATTAGGTATTACTATACTGTCTGAGAAAGCTAATAGTCTCAAAGACGAAACTAAGAAAACTAAAGATGCTATTCAAGAAGAAACAATGCGTATCAACGCAATACAAACTGCTAATGAAAAGATTGAAGGAACTGTTGTTGGTTTACAAAGTAAACAAAGAGCATGGCTATCTAAACGTGCATCTGACACTGTTAAGTTGCGTGAAGGTATTGACGAATTAGAACACTTAGATATTGAAAAAGAGTTAGAGTTTCACGAAAGACTTCAAAATTGGAATGAGCACAATAATGCTATTTCAGCTCTTAGGAAAGAACTTAGTACGTTAGAGCCTGCACTAGTACGTGCTGATAGAGCTGTTGAAAAGGCGCAAAAAGACATTGCAGATTTAGACGATGCAACCTGCTACACATGTGGTCAAGAATTACATGCAGATAAGAAAGCAGAAATTGCAGAACGCAAATCTAAAGAATTAGAAGATGCTATTGCTTATCTATCTGAGATTACTAGTAAAGTAACTGATGTTGCAAAGGGTCTTGAAGACATTGGCGATATTAATGGCAAGCCTACTACATTCTATGAAACATCAAAAGAAGCATACGATCATAGACAAAATGTTGACGCTCTGACAAAGGCATGGGAAAATAAGAAGCAAGAAGAAGATCCTTATCAAGCACAAATTGACGATCTTAATAACGAAGCAATACAAGCAATCAATTGGGATTCTGTTAACGAGCTAACTACCTATAAAGACCATCAAGAATTCTTGCTAAAACTATTAACGAATAAAGATAGCTTTATACGTAAGAAAATTATTGATCAAAATTTAGCATACTTAAACCACAGACTTACATATTATTTAGATAAGCTAGGACTTCCACATTTAGTTGTTTTCCAAAACGACTTAAACGTAGAAATTACACAACTTGGTCAAGACTTAGATTTTGACAACTTATCAAGAGGCGAACGTAACAGACTTATACTTGGTATGAGCTTTGCATTCCGCGATGTGTGGGAAAGTTTATATCAAAAAATTAACCTAATGTTTATAGACGAGCTGATTGACAGTGGAATGGATACAGCAGGAGTTGAAGGCTCACTTGCTGTTCTTAAGAAGATGGGTCGTGAAGGAGGCAAGAATGTTTTCTTAATATCGCACAAGGATGAATTAATTGGCAGGGTTAACAACGTATTAAGAGTTGTAAAAGAAAACGGGTATACTAGTTACGAAAATGACATTGAAGTGTACGAAGAATGACAAATATAAACTTCAGCAATGCATTAAACAGAGTACCTCAATCCTGTCCTCCAATTTGGATGATGAGACAAGCTGGAAGATATCAACCGTCTTATATGGAATTGAAAGAAAAGTTTACATTTGAACAAATGTGTAAACTTCCTAAAGTTGCATCACAAGTTGCAATGTTGCCAATTGACGAGTTTGACTTTGACGTTGCTATATTGTTTAGTGATATACTATGGCACTTAGAAGGGTTAGGCCTTCCGTTAAAGTTTGATCCAGGTCCTAAGTTTGGCATACATCTTAACGAAGACAATTGGAAAGAATACACTGATATTGATAAAGCTATGGATCATATTTCTTTTCAAAGTGCGGCACTTAAAACAACTAGAGAAGTTTTACCTTCTAATAAAAGTTTAATTGGATTTGTCGGCGGGCCTTGGAGTATGTTAAATTATGCACTAGGCAATAACAAAGTAAGTACAGATTTTAAAACAATGTATCTTAAAGAAGTTATTATTCCGTTATTAAAAGCAAGTATTAGAAAGCAACTTGCATCAGATGCTGAAGTTGTTATGATATTTGATAGTGGCCTAAAAAACATTAGTAAAAGCTATTACGAAAATACATACTTGCCACTACTAGAAACAATTACAGAAATTAACAATGTTGGGTATTATACTCGCGGGTTACCTACAAATAGTTTGCCTAAAGTAAAACAAATGAATTGGGCAGGTATTGGAATTGATACTACACAAGATCTAGCAAAGACATTAAGAACACATACAAATGGGTTTGTTCAAGGAAACTTTGACGAAGCAATATTGTTGGAAAACTCAACCGCAGTTGTTGAACATGTAATAAAGAAATGGTTACAAACACTAGATGGTGTTGACACAACCGGGTGGGTTTGTGGATTAGGCCATGGTATTGGAAAGACAACTCCTACAAGGAATGTAAAACTTTTTGTACAAATGGTTAGACAACATTATGCTTCTTAGGATAGGTGTTAGAGGCAGTAAACTTGCATTAGCATACGCAGAACAAGTATGCAATGAACTTTCTTGCGACACAAAGGTTGTTGTTATTAAAACAGCAGGAGATTTACATCCTGATACACCTATACACGAAATAGGCGGAAAAGGTGTGTTTTGTCGTGCAATTGAACAAGCACTATTAACCGGAGAAGTAGACGTTGCTGTACATAGTCTTAAAGACATGCCAGGTGATGTAGAGCATCCGTTATTAGAAATTAGTGCTGTACTAAAAAGAAACAGCCCGCATGATGTAATATTAGGCAATATATTTGACGGGTGTAAAATAGGCACCAGTAGTCCGAGACGTAAAGCACAATTAGCACAACTATATCCTAACAGCGAAATACTACCTATTAGGGGAAATATCGATACTAGGTTGAATAAACTTGACAACGGCGAATATGATGCTATAATACTTGCACAGGCAGGATTAGAAGCATTAGATATAGATCGAGAATGGACACAATTACACATTGTACCAGCAGTAGGACAAGGCATTATTGCATTGCAGACTGTTAAAGGACTTATGGCTAGCGACATAGTTAAAGAAATAAATCACGATTTAACATATAGGCAAGCACAACTTGAAAGAGCGTTATTAAAAGGCATAAGTGGGGATTGTACTACAAAAGTTGCAGGTTATGCAAGTGGTGACAATCCAATTAAATTAGAGGCGGTATATTATGATTGAAGATGACACACATGATAAACTAACCAAGATGTATCTTGCATATTTTAAAGAAAATGAAAAATTTGATTCAAGAAACTCAGTTAGGACTCATCAGTCAGCAAGGCGTTGCCTAAGAGAAATTAGGCGGCTTGCAAAGATACGTATGGACGAAATACATACGCTTCATCAGAATAAACGGTTGAAAAACCACAACGACGAAGGTGACAACTAAAGCTACGGTATATACTGTATGCAATGGATTTATAAAGGGAAAACAATTGACAATATACCAGATGAGTATGAAGGATTTGTTTACCTTATCACTAATACCGTTACAAGCCAAAAATACATAGGCAAAAAACTAGCGAAGTTTAAAACTACTAAGCCACCGCTCAAAGGCAGAAAAAATAAAAGACGAGGTTACAAAGAAAGCGATTGGAGAACATACTACGGTAGTTCAGATAGACTAAACGCAGACGTAGCATCACTAGGCGAAGATAAGTTTACAAGAGAAATATTATACCTATGTAAAGGTAGGGGCGAAATGTCCTACATTGAGGCAAGAGAGCAATTTGACCGACGTGTACTTGAAACAGATGATTACTACAATGGTATCATTAATGTTAGAGTTGGCGGATCAGATAAACTAAAACAGGCACTTCTAGAACAACACATACAGGCAAAACATTCCAACACATAAGGTTGGCGGGCCAGTTTAGTAATACCGCTGTGGAAAAAGCTCTCGTATAGAAGCACACGTACATATTGATCGACTACCCAGAGGTAGGAAGCCACCAAACAAATTGGGCTCACTGGTTGATATAGATTGCTTGTTGGCAGTTGAAAAACACAACATAGTTCATAAAAACCCTTTAGCACTAGGAACGAAGCGGGGGAATATTGTTACATATAATGTACATTGTATATTGTAAGCAACATAATGTCGACAGAGGATGGGAAAGGTCAGAGCCCATTGAACTTGTGTATAAAAAATTACCTCTTTCCAATGTCTTGGCTGATGCGACTCACATGAAGCGTATTTTTAAGATTAGATGGGACTAGAAGTAGTTCCGTCTGACTAAAACAATCTACATGAAACTTAAACATTAATACATTCGTATTAATGCATTATCATCATATAATTGTATTATACAAACAAAATAAGTATAGTTTGAGCGTTAGCGAAAACATTAAGAGCTTTAGCTCTTAACTAAAACATAAATACTATTAATAAATTATATCTTATTAAGGATAACTCACAAATGAATGTACATGATATTATCACTGAAGCACCTGTAAGTACAGGCAAACAAAACCTACGTAAAATAGGTGCAAAAGTTGCTGGCTGGGTTGGCGCTGCAAATAAGTCTGCTGAACTTGCAGGTAGAGTTGAAATTGGCGATGAAGCAAACACTTTAAAAGTGGACTTTAGTCGATACCTTGGTAAAACAGGTAAAAAATATAATCAAGTTACTGGAGCATTTTTAGCTGGGTTTCTTAGAACCAAAGACTATCCTACACTACACTTACAAGCGTTTGCTGACGATATTATGACTAAAGCAGAAATTGATAAAGCTATAATGGTATCAGCACAAAAAGCAGGACAACCAACTAGCGGTGGCCGTCCGATGCCATCGGCTAAAGCTGCACCGGGCAAAGCTGCACCGGCTGTAGTGCCGAAAGCTAGTGTACCTAAACCTAAAGTGCCAGCTATTATGTCAAAACAGATTAGAGCATTAAGTGCAAAACAAAAACAACAGTTAGCGAGTATGTTATGAACGTATATGAAATTTTAAGTGAATCAGTAACCGAACAAGACAAAGATACACATTGCTCAGACAAGTGTTGTGGTGCAGAAGTAAAAAGAGAAGACTGTAAATGCTCAGCTGATTGCAAACATTGTAACTGTAACGATCCTAAAGTTAACGAAGGTCCGAACTATGATGCATCTGATATACATAGAGGCGATGCTATTACTTGTAAGCCATGTAAAGGCAAAGGTTGTGAGCATTGTGATTACAAAGGCGTTCATCCTAAAGAAGTTGACGAAGCTAGTAGCCTAGACAGTTACTATCAGTTAACCAAAGCAAAACGTTTGGCAAAAGCAGACGGACATGACTATGATAAACTTCCTGAATACCATAGAGGTAAAGATCAACCTCACAAAGAAAAGTATAAAGCGTTAGCAGCAGAAGGAGTTGACGAAGCCGGAATCGTGTCAAAGATTAAAGACAAGTTGGGCTTTGGGAAAAAGAAAGCTGTTAACAAACCAAAACTAAAACGCAATCCTAGAATTAAAGTTGCTAAAGGTGCAGGACAAGTTAGTCGTGCAAGTGATGGTAATGTATATGTGTGGGCAGGTGCTGCTTGGGTTAACAACGAAACAGCAAAATTTGCTCCTAAGCAAGTTACAGCTGAATTAGGAAACCCAGTACTTATTGGACTTGCAAATCAAATTAAAAAAGCAGGCCTAACAGATGTTGTTAAGCCCTTCTTACTTTCAGTTTAGAAAAACGGCATCTGCGTTTTCTTAGTAGTTTCAAGATTTTCTTCAATAAGTTTGCCCATTACTTCTCTATCTTCCGGACTAGTATAATATGCTTCCTCTAGAGACAATGACCCCCGCATATACCAACATAATTTAGATAATTCTAGTTTCTGTTGTTTAGTGTTTTCGTCGAGGGCCTTTACTTCTTCGAGGATCTCTGGCACGGTCCAGGTCAGGATCCTTATCCGAAAAAATTGGATTGATCAAACGTAATCGGAACTTCGTATGATGCCGGTACACCTTTTTCGATATCTTCAGCAGTGCTGTTTACAGTCATTGGTTTTACAGCAAATTCATCTTTTTGTGATTGTAGATGTTCAGTAATAGTATTAAAGAATTGTTTATCTGCATTTGCAATAAACTCATCAATGTGCTTTCTGCTATCAACAACATCTTCACCGATAGTAATTGCTGCAATACCTTGTGCTAACATGCCTACTGTTAATTCAGTAAGTTTAACAAACGAGTTTGTAAATGCTTGCAATTTTGCTTCGTCTTCGATACTGTCATCGTTAACAACATTAAAGATACGCTGTTCTTCGAATGTCTTAAGAGCATTTTTTGTAAACTCTTTGTATGTTAACGGTCTTAGTGTTACGGTCATTTCGCCTACTTGTACAGTGTCTTGATACTGTGCTTGTGCAAAGCTATCCATGACACCACGTAAATCTACGTTCATTTCAAGTTCTTCACCAGTAACTGGTTGTTTAACTGTGATGCTCATTGTTTCTCCGTATGTTGCCATACGAATTGCAATCAAACATGCATCAAGATCAATACTTGGCATTGACCAGGCATTTTTGATATTAGGAATACAACTTTGTATCACGTCAACTGTTGCTTGCCCATTAAGTAAAGCATCGGGTGTTTTAAATGTAAGCTCGTCTCTTGCTGTCATTGAAAATACCGGGAGCTCACCGCTTTCTGAATTTTCGTATGCCCCGGCGGGGTAGAACTTTCCATTACTAGGAAGAGTTATGTACAACTTAGGTTGACGAAAATACTTCTGTAAAGGATTGGATCCTTGTTGGTTTATTTCTGACATTGTTTTTCTCCGTATAAATACATTATAATAGTATGTATCTACAATATTTATATACGTATATAACTAGGACACGAAATCATGGCTGATGAAGTAAAAATTGTTGACGTTGCTGGAGGACCAGCATCAGAAGCTACATTACAACTATTGATAAAAGCAATAGAAAAGATGGGTGGCGGTGCCGCCGGTGGCGGTAAGGGTAGTAAAGCGGCTAATAAAGCAAACCAGTTATTTACTGATTCAACTAATAGGGGCACAAAGGCAAATAAGAAAAACACAAGTGCTGTAAAAGGCGGTACTGAGGCTGTAAAAGGATTTGCTTCGACACTGGGCAGTGCCGCAGGCAAGTTAACCGGCGCTCTCACAGCAGCAGTTGGTTCTGTTGTAAATATGGGGCTAGTGTTTACAACCAATGCAAATACTATGGGGGAATTTGTAAGCACAGTTCCGATAATAGGCGGAGCACTTGGAGCGGTTGCTGGGTTTTTCCAAGATGGTGCAGATTCATTTAGAGAATTATCATCACAAGGTGCTTCTTTTGGTAATAACTTATTAGAGTTACGTCAAGCTGCAGCAGCTGCAAATTTACCACTAGACACATTTTCAAGCATGGTAATGCAAAATAGTTACCTCTTAACAAAAATGGGTGGAACAATTAGCGAAGGTGCAAAACGCTTGGGAGCATTATCAAAGTCAGCACGTGAAGCAGGTTTCTTAGAACTAGGTTTTACTATAGGCGAACTAACTGAACTTACAGCGTCATATATTGAGCAACAGTCTCGATCAGGACGTCTTGAAGCAAGAGGGTCTAAAGCAGAAAGTGACGGACTTAATGCTTATCTAAATCAGCTTGACAAACTGACAAGAATAACAGGAATGAGTCGCAAGCAAGCAGCAGACCAACTGTTAGCGCAAGCCAATGACGCACAAACACAAGCAATGCTATCAAAGATGGGCGAGAAAGAAAGTAAAAGATACCAAGCAAACTTAGCTACATTATCGATGCTAGGTCCAAACCTTCATGAAGGATTTAAAGACTTAGCAGATGGAACTCCGCAAAAAGAGATGGCCTTGCAAATGGCTGCGATGAGTCCGGCATTTGGAAGATTTGCAGAAAACATGAAAAATATGACGCCGAAAGAATTCCAGGATGAATTAAAAAAATTAAATGGACCACTAACAGAGTTTAGAGACAGTATGGGTGGTACTTTTGCAGATATTCCAGGACACCCATTTGCAGCATTATTTGGTGAGATTGGAAATCTAACAGACTATGCCAACTCTACAATAGATTTTGACGAGCTAGAAAGAGAAAAAAATCGACGAGACAAAATGACCAAAGGCATCACAAAGTTCGAAGATGACATAGCTAGAATTAAAAATGCATTGATGTTAGCATTTATTGAAGGCGGAGTACTTGAAGCTGTTGGCACAGGGTTAGCTTCAATAGCAAGCATCTTTGTTACCGCCGGCGAAGAAACAACAAATGCTGCAGGTAAGAAAGTAGTAGGAGATCCAAAATTTACCCTGGCAATGACACATTTTAGAGACAAAATTATAGAAATAACTGATAAGATAAAAATATTTATAAAAGAAATATACAATCCAGAAGTTAGTTTTAGTCAAGCATTTGCAAACTTGTTTAAAGGCAAGGGCGAAGAAGGCAAACCAATAGACATTGGTGGAATGTTAGGTGGAGCGATTGCTAAAGCCTGGGAAATGGTTGATCTTAATATACCATGGGGCGCACTATTTGTTGGCGGAATTGCAGGATTAGCTGCAGCAATAGTTGCACCAGTACTTGCAGTACCTGCAGGTATAGCGGTCGCAATAACAGCATTCTTTGGAGCACAAGCACTTAAGAATTTAGTATCAGGAGCATGGGATCTATTAGTTGCAGGTTTTACTTTTGGAGCAGATGTTTTAAGTTCTCTAACATCTGGCATAGGCGGGTTGTTTACTAGCGCCTGGGAAAAAGTTAAAGGATGGTTATCCTTTGGTCCAGATAATACATTTAGTATAAGTGCCCTTGGAACTACGGCATGGGCAACTGTTACAGGTTGGTTTGGGTTAACCGGATTAGACTTTAGCATCTCTGCATTAGGAACATTAGCATGGGAAGCAGTAAAGACTTGGTTTAGCTTTGGCACTGAAGTAGCGTATAGTATAGGATCATTAGCACTTACAGCATGGAATACTGTTACAGGTTGGTTTGGCTTTGGCAAAGGCGAAGCAGCGTATAGTATAGGAACATTAGCAACTTCGGCCTGGACAACTGTTACAGGGTGGTTTGACTTTGGAGGCATGGAAATGCCTAGTATAAAAAGTATGTTCCAGACAGTTATTGACAAAGTTAAAGGCTTCTTTACCTTTGACTTTAAAATGCCTAACTTCAAATCGTTTTTACCAAAATGGATGGGCGGCGAAGGCAAAACTTTATCAGACGCAGGCGATGCTGCAGGTACAGGCGTAACAACACAAATGGCTGTAGCACAAGCACCAAGTGTAGGTATGCCTACAGACACAGGATCAGCACTTAGTAACTTAGCAACAGTGAGTTATGCTACTTTAAATGCAGAATTAATGAATTTAAAAACCAACATGGATAATATTGGTAAAATTGATGGCTTCAAAACTACCATTGCTGGCCTAAAAGAGCTTGACACATCAGGCGTTTCCAAGTATAATGATAGTATAAAAGATTTAAATGATACCTTTATAGATTTAAACAAAACATTGTCAGTAGATAATAAAGGACTATTTGGAGGCGGTACAGGAATTGCATCAGCAGACGTTGTTAAGCAAGGTGGTTCAGGTTTAGGCGGAAATAACGTAAATCAGTTAAATACAACTATGCAAGCGGTATTAACTGAACTAATAGCTATTAATACTAATACTGGTACTAAGATGCCTAGAGCAATACGTGATTCAAGTAGTACACATGGATAAACAAGGATAAGAGATGAGTTGGAAGAAACACTTTACACCAGTAAAAACTGGTAACAACGTAGAAGGAAGTTACAGTCCTTTCAGCGGCCGAGGCGGCGGCATGAATGCAGGACCTGCAAAAACTAACTACAGTTCTTACTTGCCTGATGTATATGTAGGTTCGCCAAACAGAGTTGAACGTTACGGTCAATACAACACAATGGATAACGATAGTGAAGTAAATGCTGCACTAGATATTCTTGCTGAATTTTGTACACAACAAAACACACAAAACAAAACTCCGTTTTTACTAGATCTTAAATCAAAAGCAACAAATAGCGAAATTACTATTATTGGTCAGTACTTACAGCAATGGAGTAAACTACAAAACTTTGAAACTAGAATGTTCCGTATTTTACGTAATACATTTAAGTACGGTGATGCGTTCTTTGTTAGAGATCCAGAAACTAAGAAGTTGTTTCATGTTGATCCTGGTAAATTAACAAAAATTATTGTTAATGAAAGCGAAGGTAAAACTCCCGAACAGTATGTAATTAAAGATTTTAATTTAAACTTTGGAGAAATGGTTGCAACTACACCATTTCAAACTAACGGTCATTCAACAGGCGGCGGCGACGGATATTTAACAGGCGGCGCTAGAGGAATGGTTGGTAATGTTAATACACAAAACGCTGCTGGCGGACGTTTTCAAAATGCAGATAATGAAATAGCTGTTGATGCACAACATATGATACATTTAAGCCTATCAGAAGGCTTAGATATGAATTACCCCTTTGGTAATAGCTTACTTGAGACTGTATTTAAAGTTTACAAACAAAAAGAATTACTCGAAGATGCAATTATTATCTATCGTGTACAACGAGCTCCAGAACGAAGAGTATTTTATGTTGACGTAGGTAATATGCCAAGTCACTTAGCAATGCAATTTGTTGAAAGAGTAAAAACAGAAATACATCAAAGACGTATTCCATCACAAACAGGTGGCGGCGCCAATGTTATTGATAGTGCATACAATCCATTATCAATAAATGAAGATTATTTCTTCCCCCAAACAGCAGAAGGGCGTGGATCAAAAGTTGAAACACTACCCGGCGGCACTAACTTAGGCGAAATTGATGACCTTAGATATTTTACTAATAAGCTCGTACGTGGTTTACGAATCCCTAGTAGCTACTTACCTACCGGGGCTGACGATGCAAGTAGCCAGTATAATGACGGAAGAGTCGGAACAGCATATATTCAAGAACTAAGATTTAATACATATTGCGAAAGATTGCAAAATTTATTAATTGAACAGTTTAATCAAGAATTTAAACGATACATTCTTGAAAAAGGTGTAAACATTGACACAGCAATGTTTGATTTAAGATTCCAACCACCACAGAACTTTGCTAGTTATAGACAAAGTGAAATTGACAACGCTCGTGTACCAACATATACACAAATGAGTCAAATACCATACATATCGAATCGTTTTGCAATGAAACGTTTCTTAGGCATGACAGATGAAGAACTTGCTGAGAACGAAAGATTGTGGAGAGAAGAGAATGACGAAACACTAACACCTCCCCCAGGTGATGTAAGTGGAGAATTGAGAGGAGCCGGAATAAGTTCAGCAGGAATTGATGCAGATTTAGGTGGGATTGAAGATGAAGCCACAGATGATATGCAACCTGACATTGGCGCAGACGCTACAGCACCTGAAACACAAACAGATGCTATGGATGCAGGCACAACTACTGACCAAACGGTATAAATAACATTATGATACTACGTGAACTATTTTATTTTGATAAACAAACATTAGAACCGGTAGAGGATAACTCCTATGACCCAGATCTTGACGACACACCAGTAAAGAAAAGTGATACACGTAAAACACGACTCACACTAGCTCAAATTAATCGCGTCCGCAAAGCAGCTGACATACATACTAAAGAAACAGCCAAAGAGCTTGACTTTATTAAACAAATGTATGGAATACCAGCCGCTGAAGCCGGTATGTGATGAATGACGAAACTAGATAAGAGTCTATATACAAAAGCTCAATGGCGTAAACTTAAAGAAGCCAAACGCCAAGAGAAACTTCAACAACACTCCCCTGTAACACCTTCAGTTAGTGATCTATTGTTAGATTACGATACTAATACAGCATTTGTATTAGGCAACGGTATAAGTAGAGCACCAATTGATCCAGAAGAACTAAAAAAGCTAGGTAAAGTTTACGGATGTAATGCATTGTATCGTACATTCCAACCAGATCATTTAGTTGCTGTTGATGTTAAGATGGTTTTAGAAATTAATAAATCAAAGTATCAGCATAAGGCTCCTGTATGGACCAACCCAAATAAATCTTATGAGAAAATGACTGGTCTAAATTTTTTCTCGCCTAGTAAAGGTTGGAGTAGCGGTCCTACAGCATTATGGTTAGCAAGTCAAAACGGATTTAAGAACATATATATCCTAGGCTTTGATTTTCAGGGCATAGACAACGCAAAATTTAACAATTTGTACGCAGATACAATGAATTATAAAAAATCCACCGAAGGTCCTACGTTCTTTGGTAATTGGATGCGTCAAACTAGATCAGTATTCAAAGACCATACTGATATTAACTATCATAGAATAGTAAATGATAAAAGTTATCTTCCTAAAGACTTAACTGGACATCCTAACTTCCAAAATTTACACATAGACAAGTTCAAACAGCAGTTTAATCTTTAATATGGCAAATACAGCATTTGTTATTGGCAACGGAGTGAGTAGAAAGGGTATTGATCTTAATCTACTTAATAAACACGGCACAGTGTATGCATGTAACGCTATATATAGAGATTATGATCCTGATTACTTAGTTGCTGTTGATCCTAAGATGATTTTTGAGATAAACGAGTCGGGTTATCAAAATAAGCTAAATAATGTATGGACGAACAGTAATAAACGGTTCGAAGAACTAACAGGCTTTAACTATTTTGAAAAGTCGTTGGGATGGAGTAGTGGTCCTACAGCATTGCATTTAGCAAGCGAACATGATCATGATGTCATTTATATATTAGGGTTCGACTACATGGGTGTAGACTCAGGCAAACGCTATAATAATGTGTATGCTAATACTAAGAACTATATGAAAGAAGATAACTCGGCAATTTATTACCATAACTGGCTGAGGCAGACAGAAGATATTTTTAGAAAATACCCGCGAATAAGGTACTGTAGAATAATAAGACCAGATAATTTACAAACAACGAAACTAAATAGTTTTGTCAATTATACTACAATGCTTGTTGACGATTTCCACTTAAAATTGGAAATCTAACCTCACTTATTCCAAAAGAGCTCGTTTGAGCCTCTTTTAGCACCATTTTTTAACTATATAGTAAATACTAGTGACAGCCTTACCATAGGTAAACAATTTATAGGAGAATAAAAATGGCAGATCAAAATAAGTTTGAAAGTATGCTAGAAAAGCTCGTCAACGAAGACAGAGCTGGAGCAGAAGAATTATTTCACGAGATTGTAGTAGAGAAATCAAGAAACATCTACGAAGCATTATTAGAAGACGACTTGTCAGAAGTTGAAGAAACATCTGATGAAGTTGAAGAATCAGCAGAAGACGAAGAAGAAGCAGTTGATGAAGCTACTGACGAAGAAGTAGACGAAGACGAATCAGAAGACGTTAAAGAAGACTTTGACTTAGATGAGTTTGAAGTTGAAGCTGACCCAATGTCAATGGAAGCAGATCCTGCAGACGACATGATGGGCGATATCGAAGCTGGCATGGATGACAGCGAAGATGGCGACGAAGAAGAGCTTGAAGACCGTGTTGTTGATTTAGAAGATGCATTAGACGATCTTAAATCAGAATTTGAAAAAATGATTGCTGGCGACGAAGACGAAGCTGGTGATGAAGAAGAATCCGACGACGAAGAAGATGTCGACGGTGACGAAGATGATTCAGAAGAAGAATCATTTAACTTTGAAGCTACTGAAGAAGAAGATGAAGCTACTGACGAAGCTGCAGACGAAGATAAATCCGAAGCAGAACAAATGCGTGAGTATGTTGAAAAAGTAGCACCTAAAATGGGCGACAACGGTGCAAACACCAAGTCAGCTATTGCAGGCGCAAACGACATGGGCGGAGAAGCTGGAAACATTGCACAAGGCGGTGAAGAAAGTGGACGCACAGCAGATTCAGCAAAAGAAGAAAACGCAGGGAACGTTAACGTACCAGGCGCAAAAGCTTCTAAATCTTTAAAAGGTGCTCCAAAAGGCCACGGCGCAGAGAAGAAAAGCGCAGGCGAAACTGCAGACAACAAAACATCCGTTGTCGGTAAGTAAGTAAAGGACTACTAGATGAATCACTTACGAGAGACATTGACATTTGACCAAGCTAATATGGTTATTGAGTCTGCTAACGAGGGAAAAGACTTATACCTTAAGGGTATTTGTATACAAGGTGGAGTGCGTAATGCTAACCAGCGTGTATATCCTGTAAAAGAAATTGGCAGGGCTGTCAAAACTCTCAATGATCAAATACAAGGAGGATACAGTGTTCTCGGAGAAGTTGATCATCCAGAAGGACTTAATATTAACCTAGACCGTGTATCACATATGATTGAATCAACATGGATGGATGGCGCTAATGGTTATGGAAAGATGAAAATTTTACCAACCCCAATGGGACAACTAGTTCGCACTATGTTAGAAGCAGGTGTTAAACTAGGTGTTTCATCTAGGGGCTCTGGTAACGTATCAGAAGACGGGTCCGGAGAAGTATCGGACTTCGAAATTATTACAGTGGACGTTGTGGCTCAGCCCAGCGCCCCAGGTGCATATCCTACACCAATCTACGAGCATTTAATGAATGCACGTGGAGGCATGGCAGCATATGAACTAGCACAGGCAACTAGACAAGACCCTAAGGCACAGAAATACTTAAAAGAATCGCTGATTAATATAATCAGTCGACTCCAATAAAAGGAGATTATTATGTTGGATGCATTAAAAACACTTTTTGAAAACGATGTAGTTTCAGAAGATGTGCGTCAGCAAATTCAAGAAGCATGGGACCAGAGGGTGATAGAAAATCGCCAGTTGGTAACAGCTGAACTTCGTGAAGAGTTTGCACAGAAATATGAACACGATAAGTCAACTATGGTTGAAGCTATCGATTCATTAGTAAGTGAAAAACTAGCAGAAGAGATTTCAGAGTTTACAGAAGACCGTAAACAACTAGCAGAAGCAAAAGCAAAATATGCAGTAGCTATGCGTGAAAACGCAGGACTATTGAGAGAATTTGTTGTTGATCAGCTAGGCAAGGAAGTTTCCGAGTTACATGAAGACCAAAAAGCTATGGCTGAAAACTTTAGCAAATTGGAAGAATTTGTCGTCGAACAACTTGCAAAAGAAATTGCTGAGTTTGCAGAAGATAAACAAGATTTAGCCGAAACGAAAGTACGTTTAGTACGTGAAGCTAAGTCACACTTCGTTAAAGTCAAACGTGACTTCATCGAAAGAAGTGCTACTAAAGTATCTGAAATTGTTGAATCAACACTTAACGGTGAAATTGGTCAACTAAAAGAAGATATTGAAGAGGCACGAAGAAACGACTTCGGTCGTAAGCTATTTGAAGCGTTCGCTAGCGAATACTCAAACAGTTACCTAAACGAAAAGTCGGAAACAGCCAAACTAATGAAAGTTTTAGATGCTAAAGATCTACAACTATCAGAAGCAAAAGCGTTTGCGACAAAGGCAAAAGATATCGCTGAGTCAGTTAACAAAGAGAAAAATATGTTAATCGAATCAGCAAAAAGAGCAACCGTCCTAAATGAACTGACAAGTCCTTTATCGAAAGACCAAAAAGACATAATGTCAGATTTACTGGAATCCGTTCAAACTGCAAAGCTACGCAATGCGTTTGATAAGTACTTACCTACTGTTATCGATGGTAATACTCCAGCTAGAAAAAAGGCGCTTACTGAAGGCAAAGAAATGACAGGCAATAGAGAAGAAATGACAACAAACAGTAGACAAGCAGAGGACAATAATGTCGTTGACATTCGTCGTCTAGCTGGATTAAATTAAGGAGATAATTATGTCAGAACTACTAGAAAGTCGCTGGCAGGAAACCAAAGGCGCACTTCTTGAAGGCTTAAACGGCAACAAGAAAAGCGTGATGGCTGCTACACTTGAGAATACTCGTAAGTATTTGTCTGAGAGTGCAACAGCTGGTGCAAGTTCCGCCGGTAACGTCGCAACCTTAAATCGTGTGATCCTTCCAGTGATCAGACGTGTAATGCCAACCGTTATTGCTAACGAGTTAGTTGGTGTACAACCTATGACTGGGCCAGTTGGTCAAATCCACACATTGAGAGTACGTTATGCAGATGCAGTAAACTCAACTAATGGTACAGATACAACAGCTGGTGACGAGGCGTTAAGCCCATTCAAGATTGCAGAAGCCTACTCAGGTGCTTTAGATGATAAAGCAGCTAGTACTTCAGCATTAGAAGGCTCAGCTGGAAACAGACTAAGCATTCAAATCTTGAAGCAAACTGTAGAAGCTAAATCCAGAAAGCTATCAGCTCGATGGACTTTTGAAGCTGCTCAGGATGCACAATCACAGCACGGTATTGATGTTGAAGCAGAGATTATGGCTGCATTAGCACAAGAAATTACTGCTGAGATCGACCAAGAAGTAATTGCTAGTCTTTACAGCCTAGCAGGTGCAGCTGAGTCAGATGTTCAATATGATCAATCAGGTGTTAGCGGAACAGCTACATTTGTTGGTGATGAACATGCGGCATTAGCTGTTATGATTAACCGAGCAAGCAACAAAATTGCTCAGCGTACACGTCGTGGCGCTGGTAACTTTGCTGTTGTTTCACCACATACCTTAACAGTATTACAAAGTGCTACTACTTCAGCGTTCGCAAGAACAACTGAAGGTTCTTTTGAAGCACCTACTAATACTAAGCTAGTTGGTACATTAAACAATGCAATGAAAGTATATGTTAACACATACGCTTCAGACGCAACTGATGTATTAGTTGGTTATAAAGGTTCAAGTGAATCAGATGCTGCTGCATTCTACTGCCCATATATTCCATTAATGAGCAGTGGTGTTGTACTTGACCCAGACACATTCGAACCTGTTGTGAGCTTCATGACACGTTATGGATATGTTGAGTTAAACAACACAGCTTCATCGCTTGGTAACGCAGCTGATTACTTGGCACGTGTAAGCGTAGCTAACGTAAGCTTCAGCTAAGTTTAGACTTAGTAAAAGCGTAAAAGCACTAAAGGGCTCCTTAGGGGGCCCTTTTTTTATGACTAAAAAATTACTATCCGGCTTTTCTCTTATTTGATAAATACTATTGTCGTAAATCGTGCTGCACAAGGCAGACTTATGCAGAATTGACCCACTGCGTATTACATAGAACGTAAACTATTAAGGAGAAAAAAATGGGACGTCCAGTAAATAAAAAGAACTTCGGTACACCAGGTGATGGTACAAACTTTACAGTAAATTGTCAAGTTGCAGGTAACTCAGAATCAGAAGAAGGTTACATACTTTCACAAAGATCTGTAAATAAATTCAAAGTTGACGATGCGAAAGCAGGCGGCGGCAACGTAGGTATATGTACACTAGTTGATGTAGCATCTGGAGCACTAGGTGCTAACCAAATGTCAATTCAAGGAACATTATCCGGCGGTGGCGGTGGACAAGTAAGAATTGCAAAACTTTACAATAGAACTTGTAGAGATTTCAACAACGTCCGTTACACTTGGGCTATACAGAACGATTCTACAGAAACTATTATGGTACTGACAGCAATCTAATTTAATTAGGGGAGTGTAATATCTCCCCTAGTTTTATAGAACAGGAAAACATTAAATGGCAAGATATTCTAAAATAGACGGTAATTATGTACTAGCTGTTACAGACGGCGGAGAGATAAAACTTGACGTAGGCCCAAACTCCGGTGGCGGCATTGTTAGAATTACAGGCGACTTAGTTGTCGAGGGTGATACTACAACTGTATCAACAGCTGAATTACAAATTGAAGATAGGATTATTACTCTTAATAAAACAGCATCTGCAATAAGTGCTGTTCCAGGTAGAGTAGCAGGACTAGAAGTCTACAGAGGATCATCAGACGAAGTATATTTTGTATTTGATGAAGATGTCGAAAATGGACCAGGTAACTCATTAGGTTACGGTGCATGGGCAGCTAGAAAAATTGTTCCGTCAACATCAGGCTCAACACTATTAGGAATACAAACACATAGTATTGACACTAAGGGAGCAAGTTTATTTCTTATTAATCAAGGCAGTGGCGGCATTGTTACTGTTGAAGGTTGTGTTGACTATCAAGAAAGTATTTTTCCTTATGTAACACCAGGTAGCACTAACATTAATGTTGATGCCGCAATTACAAAACCAGATGGACTTATAAATGCACAAGGTGTAGCAGATTACACAGCATCATTCTTCCAAGGTAAATTCCAGGATAAAATTTCAGAAGGCACAACTACTAAAACATCTGTAGAAGTGTTTGACTTAGAAGTTGCTGGCGCACTTGATGTAAGCGATGTAGGTTATCGTGCTGCAAGCGCAATTGAATTTGAAATAGACGGTGGTATAGTAAGTAAATTCTTTGCTACTAAAGTTCAACTACAACACATTGAAATAGACGATACAACAATTTCAACTACATCAGCAGCTGACTTGGTAATAAAAGCACCAGGTCCTAACAGTGTAAGAATAGATGATGTATTGCATTTAACACCAGGCCCGTTTGATAACGATGCTAACTTAGGTGTTGATGCTGATACAACAAAACCTGACTACCCAACATCGGGAATTAAAGTGTATGCTGATACCGAATCAGCAGGTGGTACTGGCTTACATTTTGTAAATAGTAATAACAAAGCAGACGAAGTAATTAGTCGTAACAGAGCTATATTATATTCGATGATATTTTAGAGGATAAAAAATGGCAATACATAATGTAGAAATTGGTAGCGATCATGACGGGAACGGCCGTACTAGTCTACTGCCAAACAGTGCCCCGGGTATAACAGCTGGCGCATTTGCAATAGGAACTGTATATACAATTATATCAGCAGGCACAACAAACTTTACACTAATTGGTGCAGGTGCTTCTGTCACATCAGGTTCATTTATAATTGGAACAGTATATACAATTATATCAGCAGGCACAACAAACTTTACACTTATTGGTGCCGCAAATAGTAATGTAGGTACAACCTTTACAGCAACAGGTGTAGGTGTAGGAACTGGTACAGCAGGCACATTTGCTGTAGGTACAGTATTTACAGCATCAGGCGTAGGAACCGGCTCAGGCACAGCAAATGTACCTGATTACAGAGTACCAACAGGAAAGTCATGGGCTATTACAACGATCATGTTTTGTAATGTAGGAATAGCAGATCCTGATA